CCATAGGCGGAGAGGCACCAACACCAGGAGCTGAAGTGCCGCCGCCAGAAGGAGCACCTGAAGCAGGAGCTGCACCAACGCCGGAAGCAGGAGCATAAATATAATTATGTCATGCTCGATTACGCCAATCACTGCCTTTCAAAGTACTAATTTAAATAGTAGAATAGATTCTTATTCACGATTGGCTGATCGAATCGTGCGTATGTTGGGTGCACCACTGATTTCTGTAGAAACACATCAAGACCAAATATTCGAAGCTATAGCTATCTCTTGTGAGATGTTTACAAAATTTGCTGGATATACCAAAGAATATCTAGTATTTGATTCTAATTTATATGAAAGAGGAAAAGGCATAAGACTAGATTATCTCTATACATTATCAAATACTAATTTGACAAATACACAAGTGGATAATCATACTACATTATCAACATCAACATCGCCTTATGTAAATGATCATGATCCAGTTTATGTAACTTTATCTACTATACCAGGATCATATTTTTCTTCTTCATCTGTATTATCATCTATTTTTTCTGATGATTTGAGAGCCAATCAAATTTTAGATAAAGAAATAAGAGATTTGGTAGTAACACATAATGCATCACTTTCTGCTTTATTTCAAGAATCTGATATTCAAAAATATTCTCTGAGAGGTGAAAAAGATGCATTACCTAATACACCCATTAATAAAATGTTTGACTATGATCTAATGGATTATCGTAGAGTTATTTCTGTTACAGACTTTGAAGAAGGTTCTACTTCGGGCATTAATACTTTATTCACCATAGAACAAACATTAGCACAACAGACATATTTCTCTTATGCAATGGGTAATTACGGGTTTGATCTTATTTCTTGGTATACATTAAAAGAGTGGCTTGAATTGAGAGAAAAGCTATTGTCCACGAGAAGAAGTTTTGATTTTGATGAAAGAACTCAGTATTTAAGAATGTATCCAGAACCTAATGATAGTACAAGATTCTGGGGTGTTTTAGCTTGCTATGTAGAGAGGCCTATTAGAGATATCATCAAGGAAATATGGGTTTATAAATATACTATGGCACAAATAAAAGTTCTAGTAGGTACTATTAGAGGCAAGATTCCAGTAACTATGTTTGGCGGTCAAATATTCAATGCTAATCTATTAGAACAGGGATTAGCTGAAATGAAGGAATTAGAACAACAATTATTCACAGCATCTGCTGGATATGGTGACGCCGATCCTACTGTATTTTTGGTGGGCTAATGATTAACAATAAGTTATGCCATCTTTATCAAGAGATCCAAGATTTAAGCAAGGCATATATACTCCTAAGTATAAAGAAAAATTTATTGGTAAAATAGCTATCTATCGTTCTTCATTTGAATTGCAGTTCATGAGATGGGCTGATAATAATCCAAATGTATTAGAATGGGGATCTGAGAATATTATCGTGCCTTATAAAAGCCCTATAGACAATAAAGTGCATCGTTACTATGTGGATAACTTTCTAGTCTTAAAAGAAGGCGAAACTATCAAAAAGTATTTGGTTGAAATAAAACCTTCTTCGCAGACACAAAAGCCCGTGCATTCCAATAGAAAAAAGAAGCAAACTATTCTTTATGAGAATGCACAATATGCCGTTAATATGGCAAAATGGGAAGCCGCAAAATTATTCGCAAAACATAAAGGGTTTGAATTTATCATATTAACAGAAAAAGAACTTTTTTCTAAATAAAGAAAAGATTTCCAAAAAGGTATAAATATCGTTATGCCTCTTAGACTAATTGTCGAAAAACCCGCACCTGAAGAACAGTTTGAATATATTCTAGAAGAAAAGGATAGAAATACACCAGCTACTCTTTTTATTCGTGGGCCATATATGATGGCTGAAGGCGTTAATCGCAATAATCGTCTATATCCTATTAATGAGATGCAAAGAGAGGTTGAACGTTATCGCACAGAAATGATTTCAACAGCACGTGCTATGGGTGAATTAAATCATCCGACCAATGCAGATGTTGATTTAGAAAGAGCTTGCCACTTAGTCACTGAATTAAAACAAGATGGTAATGTTTTTTATGGTAAGAGTAAAGTATTGAATACTCCTTGCGGATTGATTGTGAAGTCTCTTATTAATGACGGAGTTCGTGTTGGTATGTCTTCAAGGGCTTTGGGTCAATTAGTAGAAAGCGGTGGTAAAAATGTAGTAAAGGATATGAGGCTTGTTGCAGTAGATTGCGTAGCGGATCCTTCTTTTCCGAAAGCTTTCGTAAATGGTATTCTTGAATCTAAACAATGGGTCTTATCAGAAGATGGTAAGTTTGAAGAAGATTATGATCGATTCGAAAGAGGGATTTCTTCGTTACCTAAACACGAAGTAGATTCTTTCCTAAGAAAAATGGTGTTAGAGTTTATCAATAAAATTAAATAACCATAAATATCCTCATGAGCCAAAAACAAGCTATTAAAAAAATTATCCGTTGCATAAGTGAAAAAAATTATGCCGAAGCTGATAAATACTTGAAATTAGTCGTGACCGAAAAAATGAAGTCACGTATTAGAAAAGCAATTGCAACTCAAAATATTTTTTAAACGATATGCCTAAGGATATTACAACACTTTTAAAAGAAGCGACCAAAGACCTCCTTTCTGAGGAATCGCTTAAATTAATTAAAGAATCATTCGAAGCCGCTGTTAATGAAAAGGTTTCTATTCACGTAGAAAAAGCATTAACAGAACAAGATGCCGAATATACTAAGAAGCTCGAACATCTTCTAGAAGTTCAAGACACAGACCACACCAACAAGCTTAAGAGAGTTGCCGAAGCTATTGATTTAAATAACACCAAGAAATTACAAGCTGTTATTAAGCGTTATAGTCAAGCATTAACAGAACAAGCAGGGTCATTCAAGGATGGATTAGTTGATAATCTTTCTAAGTATCTTGATGTTTATCTTGAAAAAGCATTGCCTACTAAAGAATTAAACGAGGCTGTTAAAGATAAGAAGGCTCGTATCGTTTTAGAAAATCTTCGCAGAACATTAGCTGTTGATTCCGCACTTATGGCTGAGTCTATTCAAGAAGCAGTATTTGATGGTGCTAAGACCATAGCAGCTGCTACTTCTTCTAATGAACAACTTTCAGAACAAGTATCTACACTCTCAGAAGAGTTAGAACAAGTCAAGGCGCAATTAGTTCTTGAACAAAAACTTTCAGCAGTAACTCCAGAGAAGCGCTCTTATGTTAAGAGAGTTCTCCAAGGAAAAGACGCACAATTTATTACAGAAAACTTTGATTACACCATTTCACTTTTTGATCAAAAGGAAGAAGAAAGAGTAGAAGCTCTTAGGGAAGAAGCATCAGAAAAGACAGTAATCAGAGAGTCGGTTTCAGTACCTTCTTCAGAAGAAGAGTTACTTGAAGAATCCACAACCGCAATTTCAACCCCTTTCCTCCCAGCTTACTTAAGTGAGCTCGGGAAGTACTAATTTAGTCGAAGTAACAAATTACTTGAGCATCCTGGACGAAAGTCCTTGAGGTCGAATAAAAAATAAGAAAGGAAAAGACAATCTTTATGCAAATCAAACCTACACAAGCATATATCGATAAGAGTCGTGCAGAAGCACTTCTTGAGAAATGGGCACCAGTGCTCAATTATTCTTCCAAGACAGTCGCTCCTCTCGAAGACAGTCACACCCGTTTAAACACCGCAATGCTTCTTGAGAACCAAGAATCATGGTGCATTAGTGAAGCTAATGTCGCCGGCGGCGGCAGTTCCGTTTTCGGTTCTGTTGATGCAGGTAGCACCGGTGGCCGTTTCGGCAACGCTGATAGCTACGCAACTGGTGATGCACGTCTTCCTAAGATTCTCATCCCAATGATTCGTCGTACATTCCCTGAACTCATTTCTAATGAGATTGTTGGGGTTCAACCAATGAGTGGTCCTGTTGGACTTGCTTTCGCTCTCCGTTACAAATACGGTACCGATGCACTCGGTGCTGGTGGTGCTGATGGTGGAGTCGGCGGTAATTCAACAAATCACCCATATTTTGCAACTTCATCACCCGGCGGTGAAATTGGTTATCAACATCTTGATACTCGATTCACAGGTGCAACAGCAGGTGCCCTAAGTGGAAACGCAGAATGGGCATTCGCAGCACAAGATCAAGGTGTTGCTGAAATTCTTAAGAATTTCGAAGTTAATTCCAAAATTCCTACCGTTGAAGTCTCCTTCGAGAAGACAGCAGTAGAAGCAGGAACACGCCGCCTCGGTGCACGTTGGTCCGTTGAACTTGAACAAGATCTTAAGAACATGAACGGCATCGATATCGACGCTGAGATCACAAATGCTATGGCATATGAGATCCAAGCAGAAATCGATCGCGAAATGATCATCCGTATGATCCAAACCGCACTCAATGGTGGACAAGGAGCTGGATATTCTATCTGGAGCCCAATTTCCGCTGATGGTCGTTGGTTAGTTGAGCGCAATCGTGATTTCTATCAACGTTTAATCGTTGAAGCAAATCGTATTGCTGTTCGTAACCGTCGTGGTGCTGCTAACTTCGTTGTAGCTACACCTCGCGTATGTGCAATCCTTGAAATGCTTCCTGAATTCCAGTGGGCACCAGTTCAAGGTTCTGTAAATACACAACCAGTCGGAGTTGCCAAAGTTGGTAATCTCGGCGGTCGTTTCAATGTATATCGCGATACCCGTACAGAAGTACAAAATACTACTCAATATGGTGATCAAGGTTATGGCAATCCCCGTAAAGGTGTTGAATATGCTCTCCTTGGATACAAGGGACCAGAATTCTACGACACCGGTATTATCTATTGCCCATACATCCCAGTTATGGTTCAGAGAACAATTGGTCCTAACGATTTTGCACCTCGCGTTGGATTGCTCACACGCTATGGCGTTGTTGACAATATCTTCGGTGCTAATCTCTATTACCACATTATTCTTGTCAAGAATTTGGGAGAAGCATTTACACCCGGCGCAAACAGCGTATACTTCTAAGAAGTATTGTAAAGCTAAAACCTTTAAGATCCGGTTCGAAAGAGCCGGATCTTTTTTTAGTTAAAGGATAAATAATCACATGGCAACACAAACCGATTCAATCGTATTCGTATCAACTAGAGCAGAAAGTTCTGTATACGGGGGTTCTAATAATCTTAAGTTAGGTTCACAAGTAGCTACTATTAGTGGTAAGACTATTGTTGGAGTAGCTTATAATCTTATTACCAATACACAATCAGCATCCTCCGTTGTTAAATTAGGAACTGGTGCATTGGAATTATCTGCAGGCAGTGCATATGACGGACAAACACTTTATGTATATTGTGAAGATCGTACTGCAGTACCATTTGTTTTAGATATAGAAACTGAAATCCAAACACTAGGTGACACATTTGAATATCTTTGGACACCCAATGAAGTACGTCTTCGTAGACAAGAGATAATCTAATTACAATTTACCACCAGATTTGTGAGTGGCGTGTTCTTCACCTAGGAGATCACGCCACTTTTTTCTTACCCGTTCTCTCAAAGCATCTACTCCAGATTCTTTAATAGCAGAGGTTCTAAATCCAGAACAAGTCACATAATTAAGTACTCTACGTACACGCCATGGATCTTCTGGATCCTTTTCAAAGTAATTTGTAAGCTTTTCAAGACATTCTTTGCCTTGTGTATTCCATTTACCTTTAAACCAAAGACGTAGCTTTTGCCATTCTGGATTATCAACTACCTTCTTGATATTGGTTCCTTTAACAATTTGAGCTTCATTCTTCATAGAAGCATTATAAGAGGTTTCCTATAATTCAATTTCATTAAAAGCTGTTACATCTACTTCAGTATTTCTGGCACCAATCTTATAGGATGTAATACCTGTTTCTTGAGGTGCTACTTGAACTTTATCTGAATTCATAAATGCATCATACCAAGATCCTAATGGATTCTTTTTGGTATCAAAAATCTTTTTATAACCCAAAGAGGTTAAACGATTATTAGCTAACCATTCAACATATTGTTTTAATACATCAGCATTAAGACCTAAGAGTCCTCCATTAGAGAATAGATAGTCTGCCCATTTCTTTTCAATATCTACGGCTAATCCATAAGCATCATAGACCTTTTGTTCATTCTCTCTTACAATAGATTGAAACCCTTCTTCGGGATTATCACGAAGATAAGAAAGAATATTTTGACTTACCGCAACATGAAGGTTTTCATCTCTTGCAATGAGCTTAATGATCTTAGCATTTCCCTCCATCTTTCCTCTTGCGCCGAAGAAAAAACTACATACGAAAGAAGTATAAAAAGCAAGACCTTCAGTAATTTGCGTAGATAGAAGCGCATCAAATATCTGAGTTCTGAGATCACTATTTTCCCCAAATAATTTATCATAATCTTTTTTAGCAGCATTGGCTCGGTTTTGAATCTCTTCGTCTGCAAGAATAGAATTCCAGAATTTAGATTCGTCTGGATAAACATTCTTGAGAATATGTGAATAAGAACGAGAATGAATATTAGATTCAAAGAAAGCCCATACATTCATTGCTGCTTCTAATTCTGGGTTAGAGACATACTCAGCCATTTTAAAGATAGACCTAGACAACATACTATCAGTCATGGTTTGCCATTTAAGATTTGTATCAAAAACAAATCTCTCAGCATCTGATAATTCATGATAATCATTACGATCTTTTAAGAGAGACACTTCATTTGGTCTCCAAAAGAACTCTTCCATCTTCTCTGCCAATTCAAACAATTTTGGATATTTTAATTGATCATACCGCTGAAGTGAAAGATCTTTACCTAAAAATAAAGGTTCATGACGCGTATCAACATTAGTAATATTCAAAACAGTTCTCATAATTTTATTATAGTATTATTTTTTAGATATCCATTTAATTCGTTTGCTGCTCTTCTTTTTTCTTTTAGAACCAGTACACATAGCCTTAGTAGGTCTGCATGCTGGGTATCCTTTTCTTTTTTCACCTTCTTGTCGACCGCATGGTTTACCTGTTTTACAATCAACCCAACCCTTTCCATGATTGCGGTCGAACCAACCTTTTAATCCTCTTTCTTTTTCTAAGTCAAATTTTTCTAATAAAAATTCAACTAATTCTTGAAATTTGTTCATTTCTTGTTACCCCAGTTTTTAGCCCCCTTCTTCCTGCATTTTACTAAAGCACCAGAAGCATATGCCGAAGGCCATACTTTATATCTACTCTTTACCTTATAATAGCAAGCATCCTTCTTCTCACGAAGAAGGATGTCAATCATCTCATTTACCGAAGCCATATTAATATTTATGGCATTATAACGTACAAGCGCCTCCTGCACATTTCTCATCTGAAGCAGATTGTTTATCACCATCAGATGTATTTGAATAATAGAGACACTTAATACCCATAGAATAAGCATAAAGAAGATCTTTAATTACAACTGAATCAGGCAATAGGCGATCAGGATAATTATCATAGTTGTAATAGAGATTACCGGAAATAGCTTGATCAATCCATTTTTGGGCTGCAGCCATTACATTGATAAATCCAGTATTACTTTCCATATCAAATGCTAATGTATATTTGTTTTTAGTAGTAGCATAGTTAGGAACCAAGACAGGAATAGTCGATGCCTTTGATGTTTTATAAGTCATTAAAGATCTTACTGGCTCAATGCCATTAGTTGAATTTTGAATAACAGATGAACTTTCAACAGGCATCTGAGCAGTTAATGTGCTATTACGTAATCCATGTTTAAGAATTCTTTCTCTCAAACCTTCCCAATCTAAGGATGGTTTTCTGGTTACTACTTGATCGATCTTCTTTTTATACGTATCGATAGGCAATACACCTTTACTATATTTCGTTAAATGAAATTTCTCACATTTACCTTTTTCTTCAGCTAAAGTAGAAGAGGCAGATAATAAATGATATTGAACTTTTTCAAACCATTCATCAACAAAATTAGCAGCTTCAGTGTCTGTGTACTTGATATTATTTTTAGCAAGCAATGCAGCTAGGTTGGTAACACCAACACCCAACGCTCTTCTACCTTCAATAAAGTTCTTAGCAGCAGGTGTAAACCAGTCTTGATATGAAATTAATTCATCTAGCATACGGACAATAATGTCACATGTATTAATCAAATCTTGATCATCCTTAATCTCTAGCAAATTAAGCGCAGAAAGTATGCAAATACCGATTTCACCATTTGGATCATCAATATGGTTAATTGGAGTTGTCGGGAATGTAATTTCAGTGCACAGATTAGTCATGGTAACACGATCTAAGAATGCCCCGTGTTCATTACAATGATCAATATTCATCACATAGATACGGCCTGTTTCTGTTCGTTCTTTAACAAACAATGACATTAGTTGCTTTGCACTTATCTTGCGTTTATACCGTATTTTTGCGTTGTTCTCAGCGGCTTTATAGAGCTCATCAAATTCAGGTAGTCCCCATGAATCTACTAACTCAGGAACCTCGTGCGGAGAGAACAAAGTGATGCCTTCATTCTTCATGAATCTCTCATAAAAGAGTTTTGAGAATTGAATGACATAATCAAGGTTACGTACACGAGAATCTTCTGTTCCACCATTGTTTTTCAAAACAATAACATCTTCAATATCCCAATGCCAGAAGGGTGTATTAACCGTACCGCCACCACCTCTCAATCCATTTTGTTGAAGAGATTTGACTGTAGATTCAAATACTTTTAAGAAGGGAATAGCACCTGTATGAATTACTGCACCACCTTTAATCTCTGTGCCCAATCCACGAATACGACCAAAATTTAATCCAATGCCATAGCGCTGTGCTGTTGCATAACCAGAAGCCATAACAGAAGAAAAGATACTTTCTTTTGAATCACCGACATCAATCAAACAACAAGATGCATATTGCTTTAATGGACCCCTAATACCAGCCATTTGTGGCGTGGGTAAATTGATTTTGAATTTAGAAAATGCATCATATGCTTTCTTTACATAATTTAAACGAACATCTTGAGGATACTTATGAAAAGCAACCATAGCAATAAGCATATAGACAAATTGTGGTGTTTCGTAAATCTCTTTGGTTTTTCTATTTTGAATGAGATACTTATCAACTAATTGCTTAATGCCAGCATAAGTGAAATTATAATCACGATCATGATTAATTTTTTCATCAAGCTTATCAATTTCATCAGCAGAATACATGTTTAATAATTCTGCATCATATACTGAACGTTCAATATTTTTCTTAATGAGATCAATGAGCTTTGGGGGATTTTTCCCACCCCAGACATCTTTTCTTAATTGATAATTAAGAAGTCGGGATGCGACCCATTGATAATTAGGAGATTCTTCTGTAAAGAGATTAGCAGCCGATTCAATTAATACTTTATGAATTTCTTTTGTAGAAATACCATCTACAATATTAATCTTAGCGTTAATTTCGATATCTGAAAGAGATACACCTGCGATCCCTTCTATAGCCCACGAAATAACCTTATTAATCTTCTCAATATCGAACTCTTCTTTCTCTTTATTTCGCTTCACAACTTTCATAGGACATGTATTTAGGAAGTATGATTATGACTCACTGCGTTTAAAAAACAATGATTAAAATAGATAAATAGCTCAGAGTTTCTTTATATTTTCAATAAAGAGAGCTACTTCAGGATCTGATTTCTTAATACTAATACTTTCAAATCTAGCCAAGTCATCATTTTCATTTAAATTCTTAATGTCATCAAGAATTTCTTTATCTATTACAGGAACCTTCTTATCTACTTTTAGTAGATCACGAATTTCATCAATTGAATAACCACGATTCAATAATCCCGATGCTTGCCTGCAAACATACTTCTTTTGAAGTTCTTCTTCTGTTCCAAATTCTGTTACCTTCTTTTGGTAATATTCATTATTAAAATTAAAGCTCTTACCCGTAATTACACAAGTTACTTTTTTTGCCATAACCTATATTAAGAGTGTTTCTTTCTTTTTCTCTTCTTTTTAAGTAAAACGGGTTTATTCTCCATGGGATTAGTACCCATTGGAACATAACCAGCAAAGTTCACAGAGAATGGATATTGATTTTGAGGCGCGTAAGGCGGATTAAAATCTTCAAGCATCATTAAAATTAATTGATCTAAATTCATATTATTCCCATGGAAAGACTAACCATGTATTTTTTTCAAAGCGCCTACTATAGAAATCCGGTTCTAATGAAGTACCTTCCTTCATGTATGGTGCTAATGTATATACATTCTCGAAATAATATTTATAATTATCTACTGCAAATCTAAATGTATCACCTGAATCTGAAAGATCATCTACAATTAATACATTTTTTCTTTCAGCTAACATATTAATAATACTATCATAACATGTTTGATACAATAATATTTCAGATTGTTTATTGTCTGATGTATAAGATTTCAATCCCATCATCCTCATTGGAATATTTAAACGATTAGAAATAATGGTAGCAGGAATAGAACCGCCTCTCATCAATCCAATAACAAGATCAAACGTTTTATTTTTAATTTGTGAAATGCATGCATCAATATCACTTTGGAAGTCTTGCCAATTAATAATTGTTTTTTCCATAATTTATTATAATAACCTTTTCGTTAAATATCTACATGGCAGATGATTTCTATGCAATTAAGCGCATTTATGAAGGTTATAATGTAGGTACACAATCTAGTTATCAGCATGCTGACGTTACATCTGATCATGATAATTCTTATGAAACAACTTCATCAATGATGGGTCCCGGACATGGTGCTGTTGTTGGAAGTAATACGGGATTGGGTTCTGCTAAGGATATCTTAGAAGCACCTATAAAAAGATATTCGGCAGAACAATTAAAAGATGAATTAATCAAAAAAGTAAGCGAGGAATTAGATGAAGCTAAAGAACAGAAAATGGGATACGCTGAAAACTCTCTCAAGCGTTTATTAAATTTTCTTCTAGATTTAGATAAAACCGAAGATTAATCTTTTGTTATAATATCATGGATAGTGTCTATCGTCCATGAAAATGCTGCAGCAGCAGTCGGAAATAATATCGCATATACTACACCGTATTTTAAAAATATTAGCGGTGATAAAAAAGCACCCGACCAAAACCCGAGACACAATGAACATTTAAATAGTTCATTAAAAAAATCATCCTTTGACAAGAAGGATCTAAATTTATTAAGGATTGACCCATATTTTAAGATATAGGTCAATCCCAATGCACTAATTAACTCAAACCACATGAATCATTTTCAGCTGATTGATATTTTTCAACTGCTTCACTAAGCATGAGAAATTCTTCTTTTGTCAATTTAATTTTTCCGCCATAATCATCTGAAATAGTAAATGCATTTTCCTCTTCAGAAATGACCGGGCAACATGAACCGTTTCTACCACAAAGTGTGAATTTGAACATATATTAATTTAAGATTACAATGTTTATTTTCAATAAATAAAAATATGATTTCTTATAGGCAGTTAATTAATGAGCAGTTATATTATAAAATGAGAGCTCAAAATGAGAAAGCTGCAGATTTAATTACAAATGCAATTTCTGTAATAAAGGAATTGGTCATGCGCAATCATAAGAATGATATGTCTTTTGCGAAATTTTTAGTTTCAGCTTTTAATTCAAAACACCCCCAAAACAGGGATAATAATTTATATTTTTTGCAAAGTGAATTAGAAAATAAAAATTTTAAAGTATCTTATGTAGATAATATAGAGGGATCGGCACCAGAGAATATATTATTCCCCGGATTGTATTTCGGAAAAGCAAAACTATTTGATGAAGAAACACAATCAGAAATTATGGTTGATGTATTTTTTTCATCGCAATTGAAAGGAGGAGATGCATATTATCAAGAACCCAATAGTATTATTATATGTGCTAGTATTCTAGATAATACAATATCTGAAATTCACGGAACTATATATCATGAATTAATTCACGCTACACAGCCAGTTAAAATATCCCCGCGCCGTTATAGACAAAGTCGTGTTATAACTGGTAAAGGTGATAAAGTACGACTAGATGACATGCATAATTATATTCGCGCTGGTGTTGAATTCGAAGCCCAGCTGGGGGGCATTATTCGTTCTTTCAAAAACAATTTTATTTTGTTATATAAAAAATCTCCAAATAATCAACTTTGGCAAAAAACAAGACAAATACAATTAGATAATTTAAAAAAATTAACTCAGTTATCCAGAAAAGATGTTTTGAAAGAATTCAGTATAAATTTTACTGAAGAAAATAAAATGCCTTATCCTAATTCAATTATACCCACAACATCTTTATATTTGCTAAGATTGTTTTATTATGCTTCTTTAGGAGAAGAAAAAACCGCAACCTCTAATGCAGGAAGGTTGCGGTGGAATCAATTAATTAATGCTTTTAAAAAATTATATACGGAATTATCAACAGATCCTAATTATTCTACTAAGTAATTTGTCTGAATGAATTTTTTAACTTCATGTACAAAGATACTTACTCTTTCTTCTACAGTACCTGATAGCCTAATAATCTTGGGTGGATTTTTATACGTAGAGATATTTTCTAACCAACGATCATAGTAATAAACTACTTTATCAAAAAATTCTCTATCGGTTGGTCTAATACCATCTTCTTTTAATTCCAATTCCGGTTCAATATAAAAGATAATATCATAATTCTTATAACATTTTGATGCAATGATTCCTAATGCATGTTTAAATTCATAATCATCAAAATTCTCAAGTACTGCTTGCGTGTATGCCAAGCCATCTAATACACAACGATCTGCAACAACTAATCCTTTCTTCTTACTATATTCATAATATTTTGAAATAACAAACAGCTGCGTTACTTCATCACCATCTTGATTAATAGGAAAACCTTGCTTTTGCAAATCTCTAATCGGTGATGAAATGAATTCATAATCTTTCATCATGGCATTATTTTTTAATGCATTGCATAAAGTAGTCTTACCTTGACTATGTGCACCTGAAATACAAATATACATATTTTTATAATATAATGAAAATTACTTTCTGCCAACGATTTGTTTGAAAGATTCAATATTATATTTGATAAGATCTAATTGATCATCATCCAATGTTGTTGAAATATTATCCGCCAATAATCCTTTTGGTTTATCTTTGAGTCCTAAATCACCACTATACTTCATGTAATTGAAGCCTGCCATTACTGGATTGCTAGTGTCGACACTTCTAATATTGTAGATATTTTTATCGTAGTAGTAACGAAATTCTTGAGGTAATGCACAACCTAATAAGTGATGTGGTTTATTCCAATTCCAAATACCATCATCAATTAAATTTTGAATCAATCTTTGTCTCCCGTTAACCATTCGTTCATACTTATTATTGCCAAGTCCTGTCCATTCAAAATAGCTATATGCAAAAGAAACAGCAATATAATCAGCATGATCTGACATAAATTTATAGCACCGCACAAAGTCTTGATATGTTTTACCTTGTGTAGCACCAATCTTTAATGATTTAATATCATCATATTTGGTTACGAACTTATCAAAAGAAATAATAGTAGCATCAGCATCTTCCCAAACATCTGGGACAATATAATATGTAGGTTCTAGCTTAGTGATCCATTTATAATATTCTTCACTTTCGAATGCTTTCCCTAATTCAAAAATACTATTATCTAATAGTACTTCCCGATTAGATAATACAGATGATCTAAAGAAATGATAATAATGTGGATTATGTTCAAATAGATGAACTAATGCATAATCATAATCATTATAATTAACAGAATCTTTTAATAAACATAAAGGTGATTCATGCGATACTTTAATATTCATATAATGATTATATTGAGATACTTTAGGTTAATCAAGTAAATATTTTTGTGGAGATTCTTAAACTAGCTGGAGACTTTAGGGGAAAGATGAATGACATAGACCGGATCGTTAAGATGTCACAGGGCTTAATGTGCTTAGGGATGACTGCAGCTTCTCTATTAACCAATCCAGCAAATTTATTCAAAGCTGCTGGGTTTATAGCTGCCTCTGCTGGAAATTTAATAGCTAATGCTGTAGCGGGTCAAATTTCTAGAAGAATAGGAACATTGACTAATATCATCAGCACACCACTTAAACTAATAAATTCCTATATCAAGAGTTTGACAAACACTTTAGATAATCTGGAAAGTACTTATAAAAAAATAAAGAGCAAAAAAACAGACCTCAAAAGTTTTTTATTTCAAACCCAAAATTGTGCTGTACAAGCAGGCAATTTTTTAAATTGTATATCTGCCATAATAGCTAAGAAAATAACAAAAAAAGTATTATTAAAAATAGATACTGAATTTGATAAAATACAAAAAGAAGTCTCTGCTTCAGTATATGCTGCTGGTGGTATATTAGAACAAAGTGCCGGCAGACAGATCAGACAAGTAGAGAGATTGTCTAAACAATTAAATGCAATGTTGTAATTATGTCATCAATACTAACAGAAAAAATTTACGGCTTTACTAGAGGTATTGTTATAAAAAATGATGATCCCTCAAAAAGAGGGAGGGTTAAAATATTCTTACCAGCATATCCGGCGTTAATATTAAATGGATCATATTCCATGAATAAGCCAGGTGTGAAAATTCAGCCCTCAGATGTAGCGGCACAATATTTAAAAACAGAACAAGTGGCAGCTGCAGCACGTGCTGCCATATCTTCTGATACTGTCCCTTCTGCACTGCCTCCGAGTGTAATGGAAGAAATTGCTAAAATTGTACCATGGGCTGATCAAGCTTCGCCATTAATGGGGAGCGGTGGTATGGGTGTTTATGATGCATCAACGGGAAAATATAATGTCGCTGACGTTTCAAGAAACAGTAGTGATATATCGCCCGCAAAAAAAGAAGCAAAACGAATAGCAAATTCTGTTTTTCCTGATGCAAAATCTACTGGTGCAATTGATACTAGAAGCCGTTTGGGAGTACCTAGTCACACACATAATTCAGCACGCGGGTCATTTTCTATACCAAAAGTGGGCTCTCATGTTTGGGTTTTTTTTGAAAATGGAAATGTAAAGAGACCAATTTATTTTGCATATTCATTTAATGATGATGAATGGAATTCAGCATTGGATGGCACTCCAGATGCACCTAGTATACATCAACCCAGTGCTATTCCTTCAGAAAGCTACGTTGGTTCACCTAAACTTATTGCTGGCAAATATACTTTAACAGAAAGGGGTGGGACACTAGAAATAGTAAACACTCAAAATTTTGAAGCAGTAAAGATTACTGACTTTCATGGAAATACCTACCAATTAACTAATCAAGGCATATTTGAAAATACTGCAACAGGAAAAAATAAATCTACACATATATCAGGAGATTATTTTATTAAGGTGGATGGTACGTATAAAGTAGAAGTATCCGGTGATACTCAAATAGTAAGCAAAGGCACTAAACATCATGTATCCGGAAATTTAAAAGATGTTCCCTTGCAGATGGAATGGTTATCAACAAGTGACGATGCAAGAAAGAATGCAGCTAAGTTTAAAGCACCACCAGACTTTTCAAAACTAACAGAAAATATTTCAAAGTCTGCAGAAAAGAAAGCCCCTAATGATTTCTTTTGTTTACCCAAATTTTTGAATTTTAAATTACCCGGAATTCCGTTTACTTTATTTTTGAAGCAATTAAATATGCTATTATCAAAAATAAAGAGAGGTATAGATATGGGATTAACTGTAATTAAGGGTGTACAAGAAATGTCTGATGCAATATTAGCAATAATAAGGAATCCTTTTGCATTCATTTTCAGTCTTTTAGGTGATCCTATTAAACTATTAGGCATTTCTTTATGCAACGATAAAAAGAAAAAATAATATATGTCTTGTTCTCCAGATAAAAATCAAATCCAAGCAATTGCAGCGGCACGGCAAAAAATTAATTCTGCGACTAAACTAGTACAATCCTTCGGTTCTGGTTCGATTATAAAAGGAATGGGTGCGAAATTGGTGGGCAGTTTTAAAAAGCTTTTTAAACCACCTACTGTTGAAGAAAGACAAGATCACGCATCAGTAATAGAAGACACTGCCTCTAAACTAACAGACATTGAAACACAAATGTATCCTGGCGGAACTGAAATTATGTCTTACACCAATGATTTGCATATTACTGTTGGTGGGGCATATGTATCTTCTCAAACAAGTCCTCCGATTAGAAAAGTTGATGGCCTGCCTGTTATTGAAAAGATTGAAATTAAAAATCAAAGAACCGATGCAAAAATATCGACTGCGCCGTATGTGGAGACAATGTCACATCCTGTTCCTTTTGGCAATTACTCTATATTGGCTAACAACAGTTATAATCTTGTAGTAGGCGCAAATGGAATAGTCATGTCCACAGAAGGCAATATGGACCTCAATGCATTTGGTGTATCTACCATATCATCATTGCATGGATTAAATTTAACAACTTCTGAAGGCAACTTAAATATTATTTGCGGCAATCATGTTCACATAGTAGGAAAAACTGTTAATATTCAAACGTGTAATGAAAATGATCAAGTAGTCATCAATAGTAATTTGGGCATTAAGAAGAATGCAGTAGTTCATGGTTCTTTATATGTAGATGGTGAAATATATGCGCAACACTTAACAACACCAGCACAAACACAAGAAACATCAGAGTCTATGGCCAAGGGATTCTTACCGCCAGAACAGGTAATGGCTTACGCAGATATAGGTCCTCTAATTACTTGGATCAAGCAAAATTTTGCTATGATATCAGTATCTATAGCTAGTCAAATACCCCAGGGCCCACATGGGTATATATATGCCCCAACGCTACCAGCTACTATCTATTATCCGGGAATGAAACTGGCGTGCAGATCATTTGACTATATGGGCATGGGTATACCAAATGGAATGTGGGCTATGATGCCGGGCGGTCCAGTAGGTAGTGTTATGGACCCGTTTGCTATAGGCGATATTCATATGGGTGATAACGGTCAGAAAGCAGTAAGTATATTGCCGCATAATCACCAATACTATGGTCCAGCTTCTTCTAAGCTACAAGGTAATGGAGATGTTAGAGATGCTGCTTCTGTTATTAATTCTGGTATTACTGGCGAAGCTAAAGGTGTAATACACGGTGGATCAGGACTCCATGTTTAAACAATTAAGTAATCTGTATTAATTAAATCATTAAGTGTCAGAGCGCCAGCATAAGACATAGAGCTTTGCAAATCTTCTTGAATTTCTTTTAGCTTCTCAAAATATGTAAACCCGTTTGTCGGTAATAACATCTTCTTACCTTCTACATTCTTTTTAAACCCTTTATTTTCTGCAGAAGCTGAACCGAAATATACCTTTTCACCATTAATGATTTCACCTGGGCTATCTACACATTGAGCAAAGATACTACCAGCCATAACAAAGTCTGCACCTGCAACCAATGCTTTAGCAATGTCGCCGTTATGTTGAATACCCCCATCAGCAATTAATTTAATAGAACTACCGCACGATTCTCTAATATTCTTTACTGTAGAAAACATGGGTGTAAAGAATCCTGTTTTTAATTTTGTAATACAAGACTTTCCTGGTCCGATTCCTATTTTAATAACATCTGCTCCCCATGAAATTAAATCTAATGCAGCTACTGATGTTCCTACATTACCCGCAATAATAGTAGTATCTGGAAATATTTGTTTTAAAAAAGATAACATCTCTCTCATACTTCTACAATGCCCATGTGCTACATCTACTGTAATATAATCTAGAGAAAGATTATCAGTTTGAATTCTTCTCAAGATATTATAATCTTCATCTTTTACACCGACCGAAATAGAAATAGTATTCCACCCTTCTTTGTTTGCATGCAAAACAAATTCATAATTATCAATACCAAATCTATGCATTACATAGAAATAATTATTTGATTGTAATTTATTAGCTAAATCATAATCAATAACACATTTCATGTTAGCTGGCATTACAGGCAATTTAAATGTTTTATTGCTTAAAGTAACATGAGTTGATAATTCTGATCTACTAGTACCGTCAAAGTATTTCGGTACTAGCGCAACGTCATCATAATGCAGAGCTTTATTCATAAGCTCAGTATAGTGGATTAAATTACTTTATCAACCAATCCGAACTTTAAACAAGTATCACTATCCATCCAAAGATCATGCTTTAAGATGGAGTCCAATTCTTTCATTGGAATCTTAGTATATTGTTTATAGAGATTTTTAATAAGCATCATTAATCTCTTATTATTTTCTTGCCCATCATTCATCTGTTCATAAGTACCAGCACATACAGATGATAGTTGATGGATTAACATAAAAGCATTCTTTCCAATAAATCTCTTCTTGCCAGCAATTGAAATAATAGTGGCAGCAGAAGCCGCTGCACCTTCTACGTAGGTATAAACACGGCTCTTAAGATCTCTAATAGTATCAACTGTAGAGATACCGGCAAAAAGATCACCGCCATAGCTATTGATTCTTAAATGAATAGTCGGAATGAAGTCTTCTTCATTCATAATCATCTTTGCTTGTTGAAGTTTATTATCAACTTCTCTAAGGAGTCTATTTAATTCAGCACAAGACTGTGTATGAATATCACAATAAAAGAATATTGAATTGTCGACAGATTTAATAGAACCAGCAGATGTAATCAAATCAGCCATTGGTGGTGCAGGTAAAGCTTCCTTTGAAGATTGCTCTCCCTCTGTTGTCAGACCCCATTTTTTTAACATTATATTAATTTATCTTATAGGTCTATTTTAGCAAACGAGAAAAGCCTAGAATAAAGACTCTATTGCCATTGTCATCTAATACATCAGTAGCATGACATTTTACCATTGTTATTTCTTCGGTGATTCTATGTTGATAGCGAAATGTCTCTTCAAATGGAATTCTATTTTCTACCATATCGTGCCACTTTTCTTGTACATGATCACGATCTTCGGGATGTATAGATAACAACCAATTATGCCCTAACGCTTCTGATTCAGACATACCGGTTAATTGTATCCATTTGCTATTTACTTTAATGCATTTACCCATAGCATCACAAAGAAAATGTGCTAGCTCTAATGTATCTAGCATAGTATAAATCAATTTACCTTGCAATTTAATTTCCGAATAAATGTGTGTTTGATGTTGTGCTATTTCTTTTATGGATAATGGCATTTCTTTTAAGCTATCCAAAAATTCTTTTATATCTGAATTAGTGAGTTTCTTCTTAATATAAAGATAAGTAGAAAACAAAGTTAATGCTGTGGATACAGCATAATATAACCAAGTAGAATGATTCTTTATTATTTGTAAGAAGAAATCTTCCATGATATTAGGGTTGTTGGTTATTGTCTTCTTTATTTTCTAATTCACCCGTATCAAACAATGCCTTTAATGAAATTAAACACGGCATAGCCGATTTAAGAAGAATACCTGCCCATTTAGATGGATTCAAAGAACTGAAAACAAAATCAATTTGATCCAGTTGAGATATAAATGCAATGAGAAATGTAGTAACAACATATCCCATGATTTTTGTTTTGTTCTTATTTTCCATATTAATATTTAATCAAATTTAAACAAAAAAAATCGCAGGATTACTAAAAAAAAGTAATCCTGCGAATATTTATTTATCTCTTTTAACTAATTTGCACGCGTTTTAATTTATCTTTTGTTGCTGCTTTTCTAGGAGCGGTGATGGTCAAAACACCGTCTTCTTGTTTAGCATTCAACAATTCAATGTCAAAGTCCTTATTAATAGTATAGGACCTAGTGAATGTTTCTTCTCGCTGGCCTGATTGTGAACGAACACTTCGTTTAGCAGAAATGTAAACTTCGTCTTTTCCAACTTCGATAATGGTGTCTTCCTTCTTTACACCCGGCAAATCCACCTCAATAGATAAGCCATCTGCTGTAGTAGAGAAACGTGTAGTTTCTTCTGAGAAGTTTTGTAATAATGATCCGGGGCTAATATTGCCTATTAAGGACCAGGGGTTACCGACAAGCTTGTTCCAGAGATCATCTGAAAGTAAACTTGTCCCGACTCGTGGGATTAATGATGTACTCATAATATTAATGTAGCAAATTAAAAATAAAAATATATGTGCTACAAAAATATTTAACCTACATTTAATTTTATTTCAATATTTTCTAGTAAGAAATGATATTGCGGTTTAAAATAACCACGAGCTTCTTTTAATGAATCTCTAACGTACTTAGGATTCAACCAAGTTAAATGCCCTTGCAGTACACCGCCGCAAGGAGATTTAGATACGATGTACTGAAGAGCTAATCTTTCGTCTGAAGTTAATTTGTCTAGATTACTTCTTGCTACCATTTTTCATGTTTTTTTGAATAGCTGCACTACGGGCTTTTTCCCAACCTTCAATCTTACCATCCTTATTAACATCATAAGCACCTGATTCATCATCATCTTTCTTCTTGCCTTTCATCATTTTCTTAGGCATCTTTTTAGCTTTTTCGGCTTTCTTCTTCTTTTTTGCTTCTAGAAACAAATCAACTAGTTCTGTGAATTTCATACGAATCTATTTAGCTTTTATGAATAATAAATCTTCTAATAATAATAAATATATGAATGAAAAGCGATTTCTCGGCTTTCGTTAATCCGAATAAAAAAATTAAAAAAGAATATGAAGTTGAACAAACTGACGCTTTTGATTCTTTTCTCGCTACATTATCTGAACAATTGGGTAATCTTAAAAAAATAAATCAAGACATTTTTGAAGAAAATTTGATTTATAGCCAACCAGAAAAAATATCTACAAAAACAAATACTAGTATTGACACAAACAAGTATTTAAATTTTTTAGAAGAACTAGAGACAATACAAAAGACTACAAACTCTCTACCAGAAGAAAACAAAGATATCACAAACATATCTTCTCAAATAAATGAAGAACTAAAGAAGTTCAAACTACAATTAGGTAGAATGGCATTAGAGGGCGGCGGTGGGACAAATGCAGTTCAGTATGCCAATGGTGGATATATGGATGGTGACTTATTAGTCAGCGGAGATATAACAGCTTTAGGGCGCGTCATGCAAGATGGAAATGATTTATCGGCAGATATATCAAACCTCAAAACTTTTATACAAACAAATTCTAGTGATTGGGATAGTAGTGGTGATGATCAGATGAAATTTGCAGCTGATATCATAGGTGACGGCGTTACTACAGATTTCACATTTTCACATAGTTTAGGTACTCCTGATTTGGTAGCTAATGTAATTGATAAAGAAACGAATGCAATTGTATTAGCTACAATAATTATAGACGACACAGATATAACAGTTGAATTTTTAGAACCTTTTTTAAAAACATATCGTTTAGTTGTAATAGGATCAGGTCAGCCGGCAGTGTCTTTGGGCACTATAGTATCAGATTCAGAAAAATGGAATAATAGCAGTAATGCAGTTATTGGTTTATCATCATCATGGAATACAGGAATATTTAATTTGATAAAAGTAACTGAGTCTGAATTTATTGAATCTAATGAATATTCACACTTTTTATATGATGATGATTTAGTTGGTTCAAGTATAAATGTAACATTATTACCAGTAGGTTCACATACTGGTGTAAAATTTCATAAAAAAATAGGTGACACTGGTTCTGTCACATTGACGCCTCCTGCGGGTGTAACAATTGATGGCGAATCTTATTTTTCTATAAATACAAAAAATCAGACAGTGGGGTTATTTACAGACGGAATTAATTATTTTATACAATAATTAATAAAAAATTTATAATATTAAAATATGATTATAATGGAGCCAACAGTCGGGATTGAACCGACGACCTGAGCTTTACAAAAGCCCTGCTCTACCACTGAGCTATGTTGGCAATCATATTATTATACGTATATTACGTATAAATCAATAGAAGAATACTATTGTTTATTCTTCTTTTTATTAGCTCCTTTTTGAGAAGACTTTGATCCTGGTTTCTTTGGTTTCTTTGTTTCTTTGCGTTGTGAGTGATCTCCTTTTCCCATAGATAATTATTTATCTTGGGTGTGATATTAAATAATAATGTGTACCACACTTCAGGAAACATACCGAAGCACCAGTACGTATGGGCGGATCTCTCACTCATCTCGCACGCCTCTGGATGGGCTCCGGCTGTCTGGTTTGGGATATCTTCTATTCCCGGTAGAGTATGGGGTCTCCATTTACTCCTAGAATCGGGTGCTGTTTATCGTAATGTTCCGCCACATGGGGTATCCTTTTCTCCCAATCCTCCAAATTGGTCTCCTAAAGATGCACAATTATGGGATTGTTATTCTTCGGAATTCAGTACAATAGAATATGACTACTTATCTGAAATGCGATGTAAAACGATACCCAATGGTGATTGGGGTAGGTATCTATTCACAGTGGTTCCCTATGGAGAGGGTTTCTCGGGATACCCTGAACAAGCTAAAGAGTTCTTTTTTATACAATTGGATACCGGTAGACTAGTAATATTACCTACTAACCGGGTTTTGTTTCGAGACCAATCCTTTACTAGAGACATTGAGATACCCCTAAAGGTATCCGATACCATTTTTAGATGTGAATAAATTAGGATACCCTTTATTATAATTTATGGAGTATCATGATAAAGAATCAGATTTATTGCATTTTTTATATGAAGATTATGAAGCTTGGTTAGTTAGACAAAGATATAATAAACCCCAAATTAATGCAGACAAAATAACAGACTTTCATTATACATGGAAATTGTTTGTAGAATCTTGTGACTTCGGACTAAATCTTACCGAACCTTTAGAACGATATAATATACCGGGCGCATTTATCTATGATATCGTAGACGAGAAGAAGTGGCTCTTAGCTAAGTTAAAGTATGGACTCTGATAATATTGTATATATAGACAAAGAAAGTTGGTATCAATTTCACTTAAAAGTAAGGGATGATGATATATCTGAGTACTCAGCTATGTTAGATATTATAGGTTTAAAAAGTGTTACTTGTAATCTGAAAAATCAACCATATATTATATCTATATACATGAAAGCACGAGACATTAACAAATTCCCATTTCAAGTAATTGATGAACAAAAATGGTTATTAGCTAAGTTAAAGTATGGACTATAAAGACGATTCTATAGAAGAATTACTCTCTGACACGGCATTGTTTAATAAATGCAGAGATGAAGGTAAATTCATATTCATTCCCGGGATCTATGACAGGTTCCGCGACTCTTATAAAGAGTCTAATTCTCTTTATAAAGCATTCATAAAATCTAAAAATTTACTAAAAATTTAGGTGTCATGCCATGTGTTTCTATATTAAATGAAGCTTTGTATAAGAGAGATATACATTCAGATTATTATTATGTGACAAATGAAAAGATGTGGTTATATTCAAAATTGAGGTATGGATTCTAAATTATTTTTTAGTGAAGATATATGGGACAGGTTTCAACATGAATATTATGCCAAACAACCATACACTGGAAGAGGTGGATGGAAATTATTCATTTCAAATAAAGACTTAGGTATCAGATATACCCCTTCATATACACTAGATTTAATACATGTTTATGAAGTCGTCGATGAACAAAAATGGCTCTTAACTAAGTTAAAGTATGGATTCTAACATTTATAATAGATATGATAGTATCTTAGTAGATGTGGCATTATGTGATGTATTTCTAGGAGAGTTCTTAGAAAGTGAAGAAGGAATACATCGTTCTCCTAAAGAGAATCTTAATCGTTGGTGTATTTTTATTAACGAGAAGAATCTAGGAATCTATGTTACTCAAACACCTCCCGACTCAGTAGGCCATATGGATTGGGTATATACGGTAATAGATCCTAAGAAATGGTTCTTAACTCAACTCAAATATAGTTTAAATTTTAGAAATCCTGATGAAGCAGAATTCTAATATAAAATCTGACGACATCTTAGATAAGCTTCTCCCTTTCTGGTATTTATCTGGAATTAATCATTACTATGATTTCATGAAACACTTAGACATTGGTATTCTGCCAATAGGATCTGAAAAAGTAATTAGTAATAATTATAGAATCGTAGACGAAAATAAATGGCTCTTAGCCAAGCTAAAGTATGGACTCTGAAGTAGAAAACAGTAAACTCAATGCACGACTCTGGCGTATTTTACATAAAGAATTTATTAAAAACTTCACCGAGGACTCAACGTATGATGCCTGGATTTCTTTTATTGAAGGAAAAGATCTCGGCCTCGCAGTAAGCGTAGAGGGATATTATATCGTATATAAAATAATTGACGAACGAAAATGGCTCTTAGCTAAGCTAAAGTATGGGTTCTAATATATACATATTAGAATTGACATTTCGAAATCTTGACAAAAAAGAATAGTCTTCACTCAATCGAGTCATCATATTTATAATTCCCAGTACGGAATAAGGAATATATAACCTCAGAACCCCGGAAGACAACGGGCCGTCAGCGCCTATAGGAAAAACAGAGGATTTTTAGAAAAAAAATTTTTTGGTTCGGATGGACTCGGAAGGCTATTAGGAAATCGGCAGGTTTTTATAGAAATTTTTTAGGCATGCCGCCTCTACCAACCTTGTGCCGGTCCTTTGTTTATAGCACTATTTAATTACTCGTGCTCTCTAGACCCTTCTCCTTCTGTAGAAGACTCCACATCTTCCACTCTAGACTGTCTACTACGTTGGCTACAGCGTCTATACCGCCTACAGGATTAAAGCCATCGGCAAGGATAGAACGGGTCTCGGGATTTAATTCGGGCAAAAGAAAATGGAGGCTGCGGACTAGCTTGAGTGTCTGGGCCAAAGCCTTCTGGGCTTTCATGGCGGCTTTCTTTTCTTCTTTGTTCATAATGTTAGCTAAGAGTATCGGGCTCGTGGTGGACAGGGCAACGCTTAGAAGTTTGCTTACTCGATGGCAGTAGCTTCTGCATCGCTGACTACGTGGTCTAGCCAGGCTTCAAATGCCTCGAGGTCCCACAATCCAGTCTTGACAAGACCGTAAGCCAGCTCCGGAGTAATCCTCAGAGCTTCTTCACGATTTTCAGGTCCGGTGATGTTGTCGTTCTTGATCATGTGAGTAGTATAGGGGCTCAGGGTGGACAGGGCAACTCTCAATCAACAACAGTGGTCATGACCAAGCGATATCGTGCATTGGGAGTGACAGGAGTAGCCCTGAAACTTGCGAGCAAAGCCTTTGCATTCTCTAAGTCTGCATTGCTTCCAGATATCCACCACGTCTCCCAGAGCACGGATTGCTCTTTCTGGCCCACCTGCTGATCGGTTGTGTACTCAATGATGAGTTTCATAATCTTGATTCTTTCTACTCTTTTATTTTCCAGGGTTTCAGATGGTCCTTATTGGCAGAGATTGACAAACAGATTGCCTACATCTTCTGGTCTGATTTCGTCTCCTTCTTCAAGCCCTATAGAAGATTTAATCTCATTCCACAAAGCATCAAAAGCTTCGCCGGAGAAAGAATCAATAAACGATTCTACATTGACTAAAGAGTAATCACAATCTCCGTACGTAAAGCTATCATTCACCTGAGAATCTTCTAAGATTTGTTCAGCTTCGTCACCGAATACACCGGTCAACAGATCCATCATTCCGAACACTTGAATGTTAATGTTTTGTGCTTTCATAATCTTGATTCTTTCTACTCTTTTATTTTAATGGGTTTCAGATGGTCCTTAAGATTCTTTTCTTTCTATTACCTAACCATGTCTAGGGTGATCCAAGGTAAAGAACCTAGAATAATTAACAAACACCCAGAAACAAAGAAGAAGAACCGGCCAGGTACGTTTAGATAAACCAGAACCAATAAGACTAGTAGTGTCCAGCTATAGATAGTCATAGTGGTGATGTTTTATCCATTTAAGTCTACCAGAACACCTAGTGCTTGGAATTCATCTCCATTAGTAGCGTACAATGCGTCCCACAAACCATCAGCTAAATCGCGCGGAAATGCTTCAAAAACCTCTTGAATTTCTACCAGCGAGTAGAGACAGTCTCCCCATGAGAATTTCTTCTCTAGTAATTCTACTTTATCTTCTCCTACAACATCCAGAATGTCTGAGAGATCGAGGATTCGTAGTTCCACTTTGTTTACTTTCATAGTATGATTTTAACTGGTTTCGGATGGTAGAAAAGGTCTTCGAAGGCCGGTGAGACTTTAGACAGGGCAACGTTTAATATTCGTCCAAAGTCACTCGGAACTTGGAGCCATCTTCGAGAGTAACGACCAAGCCTAGTTTCTTGGTCTTGATATCAAGATCCTCAAAGGAACACACATTCTTAATAGGTTTTCCATCCCAGTTTTCATCATCTCCAGTCTGGATAGTTTGGAGGAGAATGTATAAACAATCTTGGAATCGTTGGGTAGTCATTTGTTTTCCTTTCTTCTTAGTATCATTTTAACTGGTTTCGGATGGTCTTCGAAGGCCGGCGGGGGTGTGGGATTTGGATGGTGGATCAGGCAACGCTTATTTCGTACGGACGTCTACTTCATCCCAGTAGTACCTTTCAGCTGCAGCTGCTTCTGGATTCTTGATACCTAGGCGGGCATACTTAGGAACTTCTTTTGCTACTAATTCCTTCGTGACAGTCTTGGCTAGCTCTTCAGTAGCACAGATACATTGCATGGCAGGAGCATCGAAATGACCGCCGCGATAAACAATGTAAACTTTCATCATACAATTATTTTAATGGGTTTCAGATGGTCCTAGTCTCTACCACGATGCTGTAAAACGATCCTCGAAGTCATTCATCATGTCCAGTTCTGCTCGAGCTTCCATTTCACATGTGTCGTAATAATCTTGCAAGTCAGTCATCAGAGTGTCTAGTTCGTACTGAAGATATTCATTAGCACCGTGCTGCTTCATAAACTCCTGCAAAAACTTGACACGATCTTCCGCAGGCTGAACTTGACTTGATTTCATCATACTATTATTTTAAGGGGTTTCAGATGGTCCTTATTTTCCAATCAATGACTACAGATTCTCCAGGTCCTCCATTTCCACATCATTGAGAGTGTAGAAGAAATCATTCGACAAGTCTTTCAACGCATCTGCGAACCCCAAACACGTACCAGATACTTCATCCCGATAATCTGTTTCTCGCGCCATTTTCGCAATGTAAATTGCGACATCATTATCCGCCAACGTTAACGCCTGCTTCATCAGAGCTTGAGCGTTGTTGATAAGTCCACTGATGGTGATTGCTTTTTGTTCGGGTGTCATAATCTTGATTCTTTCTACTCTTTTATTTTATTGGGTTTCAGATGGTGGAATCGATTCTTTTGTTTCTATGAAGAAAGCAGACACTGGCGGCTAGTACTTATTTGCCGACGCTCAGGGCAGGGCCGCAGGGTATAATTAACGGCTAGTACTTATTTGGCATAATTAACACCCTTTAATGCGCTAACATGTCCAGTGTAATCCAAGGAATATTACCTAGAACTATCAACAAACAACCCGTTGCGAACAAGAAGAACCTACCAGGAAAATTCAAATAAACAGCTACGAAGAGAACCAGCAATGTAATATTGTAGAGAGACATAAGAGATTAGATTTGTATTAGTCAGCCAAGTTAACGAACAAACGAGAAACCAGATCTGGATCATTCTTAGCCAGAAGAATGTTCTTTAATTTAACCTGTTCTTCATCTTCTAAGACTTGTAGAACTTCTTGAATATTGACTAGCGTGACATCCGTATCACCCCAGGTATACTTAGTATCATAATATTCACACATGTCACTGTATTCCAAACCCAGCAAAGAAGCGATGTCCGAGAGATTGATGTATGATGCAGATTTGATTTCCATACTTATATTTTATTGGGTTTCTTTTGTTACTTATTTGAAGGATAAAAGCCGTTTCTTAGACTGAGATGGCGATGGTCTCATGAGCTTGTGATTATAGGGACTTGCTTATAATAGCAACTTGTTTATCTATTCAGCTGTGGTTGTGATGTCTTTTGATTTCTCTTACTGCAGAAAGAGCAACGTTTAAACGGTGAAATCGTATCTAGCCGGCTGACCAAGATCCATGCGACGAACTACAACATGTTCACGAAGATAGTCGAACCCGAACTCCCGGGAGTATGATTCAGATAGACATAGCTTCATCTCAGCAGCTATGTAAGCTTCCCGAGCTGCTTCGGCTTCTCCTTCAAGAGAGTAAAGACCCATGAGGACTTGACCTTCATAATCTTCGTCGAAGAAAACGCCATACACTGCAGCGGAGGCTTGTTCTGTTGTCATAATACTCTTTT